GTTACAAGCACACGATCATTAGTTATTGCCAAAGATGATGTGACTCGCACCGTCTATCTTCATGTTCTTGGTAATGGAACTGTCTACATCGGTGGGTCTGATGTAACCACAGACAATGGAATGTTCACAGAAAAACACGCTGTGCCATTTCAATTTATTCTTCCAAGCAATGAAGAACTTTACGCCATTACGCCAAGTGGCACGACAGAAGAATTACGAATCCTCACACCAAGCACGGACTAATCATGCCTTACGGAATCTCACAGAATCAGTCTGATTGTTCAACATGGGCAACAGTGAAACAAGAAACAGACGGTTCATTCACCACGATTGGTTGCCACGCTAATAAGCAGGATGCAATTGATCAGATGGTCGCTGTTTCGTTGGCTGAAAATATCGATCCAATCGGAGAGGTTGGAAATCGACAGATGCCAGAAATGAGTGACGAATCGGAATCAGAGGACACTGAGGAAATGCTTGATGGTCTTGCTGACATGGTTGAGATGGGATTGAACCCAAGACAATTCGCAATGTACGAGTTTTACGAGAAACTTGCTGAAGAATTCGGGATGTTTACGCAAGGGATCGGTGCAAATGGTGCGCATTATGTTGCAGAATCACCATTCGCATCTGAAGGCATGGTGTGTTCTAACTGTGTTTTGTTTGAGGGTGGTCGCAAATGTGAGGCAGTAGAAGGCGACATTGCACCCAATGGAATCTGCAAACTGTGGGTGATTCGTGAGGATTTGTTGGGAATTGAACCAGAAGAAATCGGAATGCGTGTCGAAGTTCGACAAATCAACTTGTCTGCACCTGCTTTTATGCGTGCATCAGCCAAGCGTGGCATTGCATTACATGAACAAGGTTTGAGTGGAGATGGTCTTGTTCCTCAAACTGTTGAGGATGCTCGCAAGATGGCTGCAGGTCAAATCAGTGAAGGTAAGTGGCGAAAGATTGCGCCTTGGATTGCTCGCCACATCGATGATCTTGATGCTGTGCAGGGTGATGAAATCACTGCTGGTTTGGTTGCAATGTTGCTGTGGGGTGGTGGAAGTAGCAAAGCATCAGCAAGACGAGCACAGGCGTATGCTGAGAGAATTGTGGAAAGATTAGATTCTGGCGAGTAATCTGGAGTGCTTATGAACGGAACGGTGCAGTGGATCGCAACATCGATTGATGAGAAGCGTAGTATCGCTTACTCAAATCTTGAAGTTCGTGCAGAAAACGATGGGCGCACCCTGATTGGTTACGCTGCAGTGTGGGATTCACCGTCAGAGTTCATGGGTTTCACTGAATATGTCAAGCGTGGCGCATTCTCAAAGACGCTGAACGATGGTGCAGATGTTCGACTGCTTATCGACCATGAAGGTGTGCCGTTGGCTCGATCCAAGAGTGGCACATTGGCATTAGAAGAAGATGAGCGTGGGCTGCGAATTGAGGCTGAACTCGATCCAATGAATCCTGATGCTGCACGAATCATGTCTGCCATGAAGCGTGGCGATTTGTCTCAAATGTCTTTCGCATTTCGTACTGTCAAGGATTCGTGGAATGCTGATCGCAGCGTTCGTGAATTGCGTGAGGTTCAGTTGTTTGATGTAAGCGTTGTGACATTCCCTGCTTACGAGCAAACGGTTGCAGAGTTGCGCAATCGTCAAGAGCCTGTTACGGTTGAACCAGTTTCTACTTTGGCTTTGCGCAAGTCGCAAATCGCATTGCAGAAATTACGCAGCCGTTAGACAGCCGATCTCTGCAGGATCACTGACCTCCTAACACTGAAGGACAATAACCATCTGTTTTGATCTATGGAGGTCAAAAATGTTTAGCAAGTCACTTATTGAAAAGCGTGACGCTGCGTTGGCAAAGGCTGAAGCCATTGTCGATGCTGCTCAGGCTGAGGCTCGTGAACTCTCCACCGAGGAAGATGCCGCCATTGCTGCATCGCTCGATGAAGTTCGTTCGTTGGATGATCAGATCGCAACCCATGTTGAATTGGAAAAGCGTTCTGCTGAGGCTGCCGAGTTGCGCAAGGAAAAGAAGTTCGATCAGGTTGCATCGCCAGCAGTTGTCAAGACTGAGGCTCGCACCTACTCGCCAAATGGTGAGCATTCGTTTGTTGCTGACGCATACGCTGCACAGATCAGTGGCGATTTCGCTGCTCGTGAGCGTCTTGCTCGTCACATGAACGAGGAAAAGGTCGAACGCCGTGATGTGACCAGCGCAAACTTTGCTGGACTCATCGTTCCTCAGTACCTCACTGATCTCGCTGCTCCGTATGCCCGTGCAGGTCGCCCGACGGCTGACATTGCTCGCAAGCATCAACTTCCTGCTTCGGGTCTTACCCTGAGCATCAGCAAGGTCACGACTGGTTCATCTGTCGCTGCACAGACGGAAGGCGCTGCTGTTTCCGAGACCAACATGGATGACACCAAGTTGGATATCTCGGTAGGTACCTACGCTGGTCAGCAGAATGTGAGCCGTCAGGCTCTTGAGCGTGGCACTGGTGTCGATGCACTGGTGATGGCAGATCTCGTTTCTGCATACCACACCTCGCTGAACACTGCAGTGGTCGCTGAACTGTTGGCTTCGGCTGGTCAGGCAGTCACCTACACCGATGCATCGCCAACCGTTGCTGAACTGTATCCAAAACTGTTGGATGCGATTCAGAAGGTTCAGACGACCTTCTTCGCAGGTCCGAATGTCATCGTGATGCACCCACGCCGTCTGGCTTGGATTCTTGCAGCACTCGACTCGAGCAATCGCCCACTGGCAGTTCCGACTCCAGTTGCGATGAATCCAGTCGCATTTGGTCAGGGATCAGTGCAGTACGGCAACTCGGGCTACAGCATTGCTGGACTCCCAGTTGTCACTGACGCAACGGTTTCTGTCGCTCAGGGTGCTGGCACGAATCAGGACACCATCTATGTTGGTAACGCTCAGGAACTCCACCTGTGGGAACAGGGTTCTGGCGAGCCGATGATGCTCCGATTTGAGCAGCCAAAGGGTTCCGAACTTGATGTTCAGATGATCGTGTACGGTTACGCAGCCTTCACTGCAAACCGTTACCCGAACGCTTGGGCACAGATCAACGGAACGGGTTTGGTCACGCCAACCTTCTGAACTTGATTCAGAAAACAATTGCAGTGGTGCTGGTAGTCTTTCGACTGCCAGCACCATTTGCATTTTGGAGAGTGTGAAATGAACAAACAAATAGAATCATTGTTAGTCGAGCGTGAAGGTTATGTGCGCCGAGGATTGAAGGATCGGGTCAAGGCTGTGGATGAATCCTTGCGTGAGTTGGGATATGAGCCAAAGTATGTTGAAACTGCATCTGTTGAATCTGATGAGAGGGCTGTGTCGCCAAAGGTTGTGAGAAAGCGCAAGGTCTGAAATGGCAATCACGAATGGTTACGCAACCCTCGCTGAAGTGAAGGCTGCGCTTCGTCTAACAGACAATGTGGATGACACCTTGCTGGAGAAAGCAATCGAATCGGCATCACGAAGAATCGATGGTTACTGTGGTCGCTGGTTTTACAAAACCTCGGCAACAGCAGTGAATATCTATCCGATCAATGAGTATCTGGTCGCATTTCCTCGTGATGTTTCAAGCACCAGCATCACAATCAAGATCGATACGAATGCTGATGGAACATACGCAACAACTTTGACGCAGGGTGTGGATTACATTCTGGAGCCAACTGATGCTGCGTTGCGTGGCTATCCGTACACTCATGCTCGCATGGTTGGTGGTCAAACATTCCCACTGGAAGTAACGCCATCGTTCCCAACGGTGCAGGTGACTGCGCAGTGGGGTTGGGATGCTGTGCCATCTGATGTGAATCAAGCGTGTGTGCTTCTTGCTATGCGCCAGTTTGCTCGTCTAAATGCTGCTTTGGGTGTGGTTGGTTTCGCTGATATGGCGATCACCGTTAGGGCTATCGATCCAGATGTGCGTGATTTGTTGAATCAATTTGTTCTGTTTGGTGTTATCTGATGGCTGCAACTGTTTCTCAGGTTGCTACAGGGTTGGCTACACGACTCGGAACTATCTCTGGTCTGCGCACCTTCACCTATCAGCCTGAGCAGGTAAATCCACCGTTCGCATATCCTGTTCTCAATTCTGTGCGTTATCACTCTGCATTTCAGGGTGGAGATGTGCTGATGGATTGGGTGATTTTTGTTGTCGTGGGTCGCTATGTGGATCGAACGGCACACGCTACGCTTGATGCATATCTGTCTTACAGTGGTGCATCGAGTATCCGTGCCACATTGGAGGCAGATACGACATTGGGTGGAGTTGTGCAGACCTTAGTAGTACCATCAGCGATAGACATAACAAGCCTGAGTGTCAATGATGCAGAGTTTCTTCAGATTCAGGCATCTGTTACGATTCATGCATAGGAGTAAATATGGCAACATACAAAGTTTTGAGTGACAATTTCGCACTTGGTTCACAGGGTGAAACTGTGGACAGCAAAGTGCTTGAAGGGTGTAATGTTGAGGCGTTGATCGAGGCAGGTCATATTGTCGAAGTCAGTAGCAAGGTTTCCAAGCAAGTAACGAGTGAACAGGAAAAATAGTCATGGCAAAGGTTGTTCTTACCAACGCAAGCATCACGATCAACTCTGTTGATCTCAGCACCTATGCGAACAATGTTGAAATCGTCTATGAAGTCGATTCAGTCGAATCAACTGCTTTTGGTTCTGGTGGTCACACCTTCGTTGGTGGTTTGCAGAATGTGTCGTGCAACATTGACTTGATGCAGGACTTTGCTGCAACAAAGGTTGAGGCAACGATCTACCCGTTGGTTGGCACGACCACGACTGTTGTGATCAAGCCGACTTCTAGTGCTGTTGCTGCAGATAATCCCTCCTACACGCTCACTGACACCTTCCTTGCTGCACACACTCCAGTTGCTGCATCTGTTGGTGAGATGGCGATGACTTCGCTTTCGTTCACTGGTGGAACTATCGCTAAGGCGACCTCGTAACAATTCCAATCAATAAACCTAGAAGGAGTCACGCATGAAAATTGCGCTGAAGGCTGTGTTCAATGATGGAACGCAACAGGACTGCGATGCAGTGTTTGCTGATTTTGTGGCATTTGAGCGCACATGGTCACGCAGCGTTGCCAAACTAGAACAAGATTTGCGTATTACTGATTTGGCTTGGTTGTGTTGGCATTCGCTGACTCGTACTCGTAAGACTGCACTCAAGTTCGATCCCGATTGGATCAACACAGTCGAGAGTGTTGGAATCCGTGAGGAAGAACAGCAAGAAAAAACTGTCGAGCAGTTGATGGGTCGTGATACCCCAAACTCGGAGAAGATTCAGCCCACTGGATAATTGCGCATCTGGCATTTGAGTATCACATTCCTCCTTCTTCTTTGTATGAGGAAAGCCAGCAAACAATTGATGTGCTGCTGAAATATCTGAGACACCGACAAGAAGCAGTGCGAAGATCGCAACGCAGATGATAGTACGCTTGTCGAATTATGGCTGAGCGTATTGCTATCGAGGTTTACGGTGTTGCTGAAGCAATCAAGGAACTGCGTGACCTTGAAAAAGTAACCTACAATCGCATCGTCAAAGACCTGCAAACATCATCACTGCCATTGGCTCGATCTGTTGCTGCAGAGTTCCCAGAAGAACCATTGCTCAATTGGGGTGGATCAGGTGAACGCACAGGCAAGTCACGATTTCCTTCATACAATGCGACACAATCGTTTGCTGGTGTTCGCCCGACTGTTTCCACACGCAAACCTCGTGGTGCTAACACTTATGGCATTTTGAGACTGCAACAAAAAAGTCCTGCTGCACAGATTTACGATTCCGCAGGTTCGGTCACAAAGGCAGATAAAAATAGCACTGGTGGTCGATTCATTCAGAACCTTGACAAACGCTTGCAGACGAAAAGCACATACAACAGGTCTCGTTCTCGTGTGATGTATCCTGCTACGGAGAAACATTTGCCGAAATTGATCCCTGCGATTCAAGAATCGTTGGATCGAACAAGCAAAATCATTGAGCGAAACATCAACCAGTAAGGATAAGCAATGGCTGTTGGCGTAAACATAGTCAGTCAGTTTGACGCTAAAGGCATAACGAAAGCCGTCAAGGATTTCAAGTCGCTTGAGGGTGCAGGTGCAAAAACAACTTTTGCGTTGCGCACGATGGACAAGGCTGCGCAAAACATTGCTAAATCTTTGGCAAAGGTTGGGATGGGTGCTGCAGTTCTTGGTGGATATGCAGTAAAGCAATTCGCATCGTTTGATGATGCAATGACGCAATCAACGGCGATCATGGGTGATCTCAGTGATGAGATGAAAGACAAGATGGCTGCTGCTGCTCGTCAAATGGCGAGGGAAACAACTTTTTCTGCGACCGAGGCAGCGAAATCATTTTACTATTTGGCTTCTGCTGGTTTGGATGCTGAAGCAAGTCTCAAAGCGTTGCCGATTGTTGCTCGATTTGGTCAAGCAGGAATGTTTGACATGGCTTTGGCTACCGACTTGCTTACTGATGCGCAGTCTGCATTGGGTTTGGTGATCCGTAATGATGCCGTAGCAAATATGCAGAACATGACTCGTGTTAGCGATGTGTT